TCACTTGCCGTTGAGGCGCATGGGTGAGTATGCGGTGCCGAAGGCGGAGGCGATGACGCCGGCCGCGGCGGAGACGTAGGCTCCGATCTGCGGGTCGCCGAACACGGTGATGCCGGCGCCGACGATGCCGGCGACGAGCGTCACGATGTAGATGACGGTGCGTACGCGGTCGTCGAACACGGGCGTGTACGTGGTGGAGGGGGCCGGAGCCTCGACGTGTTCGCTCTGATCGATGGCGGATGTGTCGGTCGGGTAGGTGGTGGGGTTGTCGACGGCGGTGGTGATGGTGTCGGCTGTGTCGGTGGTGTGTGCGGCGTGGTCTGCCATGATGGATCCTTTCGCTGGGTGGGGGTTTAGAAGCGGCCGGTGTTGAGCCGGGTTTGGAGGGCGCGTACGGTGGCTGGGCCGAAGCTCGCGTCCTGCTTGACGCCCAGATGGCCCTGGATGGCCTTGATGGTCTTCGGTCCGAGGAGCCCGTCACGCTTGAGGCCGAGCGTGCGCTGCACGGCGCCGATGAGCTGCGAGCCCTGGCCCCCGTAGGAGACGGCGCTCGTGTCGAGCGCGGGCCTCCAGTAGGTCCTCTCGTCGGGGACGGCCTGGCCGCTGATGATCCCGTCGACCGGGGTGCCCATGACCGCCTGCCATTTGCGCACGGTCGCCGGACCGCACGAGCCGTCCACCTTGAGCGGTCCCGTCGTGGTGGTCGGCGCGGCACCGTACCTGAGGTAGCAATTCCACGGATACGAGTAGTAGCCGCGGATGTTGGTCTCGCGGCCGGTCTGGTCGCCCGCGGCTCCTCCCGACGCACGGCCTCGTTCATCGATGCTGGCCTGGGCGAGCATGCCACCGCCGAGATACACGGCGACGTGGTGAACGTCGTTGAGGAGAATGTCGCCGGGGCGGGGGTTGCCGTCGGCGGGCAGGCGCCGCCAGCCGCGCGCGGTCAGATTGCTCGACAGGTTGCCCGTATAGGTCGCGCCGCCCGTGTCGAAGCCCGCCTCCCTGAGGGCATAGATGACGAGGCTGGAGCAGTCGCATTCGCCTCCGGGCTTGATGTCCCAGCGGTTCGACTGGTCATAGCCGAGGGACACCGTCTGACACCAGTAGCGCATGCGGTTGATGAGTGTGTTCAGATTGCCCATACCTAGGCCTCCTTCCCATCGTCGGTGTCATCGGTGGTGTAGGCGAGCGCCTTTTCGGATGCGAGTTCGCTCATGGGCTGGATTGTGTCGGGCGGCAGGCTGTCGCCCTGTGGCTGGGTGAATGGCTCATCGGCCATGATGTCCTCCTTGATGGTGATGTGGATAGGATGGAGCCCCTCGGCCGTGCGGCTTCGGGGCTTGGAATAACGGCCGCTCCAATGACGGGGCGGAGCGGGATACGGACGGGCGTGGCCGGCGGCCAGCTCGTCGAGCCTTTCGATCCATGCGACGAGCAGGACGAGCAGCAGGACCGTGAGCACAGGGATGAGCATGGCGACGGCGAGTCTCACAGGCTCATCGCCCCCAACGCGAACGTGAGCCCCACGAGGGCGGAGATAAGCAGGACGCCGATGCCGGCGAGCGCGATGAGCAGGTCGGTGATGGGTGGTCTCATTCGGGATCTTCCTTGGCGTGGGCTTCGATCATTTCGTCGCGATAGTGTTTGCCGACGCCGTTGCCTCCGAGTGCGGCGTAGGCGTCATAGGCGGCGTCGACGCGGGTTTTGACGGGGGTGGGGACGGGTTTGCCGTTTTCGACGGTCTGGGCGTGGAGGCGTGCGATTTTGTCGAAGAGGAGCGCTTTGAGGGCGTCGTCGACGATCAGGCCGTGTGCGTCGCGTTTGCGGTTTTCTTCGTCGAGGTGGTCGAGGCGGCGGGTGAGTGTCTGCTGGTAGGCGGTGGGCTTGTGGTCGAGCCGGTCGCACACCCATTTCATGAGCACGCCGATCGCGCCGGAGCACGCGCCGACGAGGGCGACGAGGATCGCGATGAAGCCTTCGGACATGGGGCATCCTTTCGTGGTAATCCCACACGCGTCATGCCGGCGGATGGACCGTCGGCCGTGTGGGATTTTCCGGGAGTTGGAGTAATGCTGTTGGAGGAGTTCTGGGAGACCCGTTTCGAGCTGTATTGCCGCGGGACGCTGCGCGAAAGCACGCTGGTCGGGTATGAGAGCGCGTGGCGACGGCACATCCGCCCCGCGTTCGGCGGCAGGGAGCTGCCGGAGATCACGGTGGAGATGGTGGACGCGTGGCTGGCGGGTTTCGAGCGTCCGGGGGCGGCGCGCAAGGCGTGGGCGGTATTGCGCGCGATGCTCCGCCGCGCGATCCGCTGGGGCTTGCTCGATGAAGACATCACGCGCCGTGACATCCGCCTGCCGCAGAAGCGCCGCTACGAGCCGCGATTGCTGACCGTCAGGCAGACGCGCGACCTGCTGCGCGGCTTCTGGGGCCACGATCTCGAAGCATGGCTGATATGCGCCGCCTCGTGCGGGCTCAGGACGGAAGAGGGACTGGGCCTCGAATGGGCGGACATCGATTTGCGGCGCGGCGTCCTCCACGTGGAGCGGGGACTCCAATGGGTCGCCGGCCACGAGTGCATTGTGGAGCCGAAGACCGAGCTGAGCCGGCGCACGCTCCCCCTGCCCCGCTTCGCGGTCAAACGCCTCCGCGAGCTCAAACCCCGCAACGAGGGCCGTCTCATCGGCGAGCTCACGCCCCCGCAGGTCGCGCGGGCATACGCGGCATGGTGCAAGCGGCATGGGCTGCCGAACGTGCCCGCCCGCAACCTGCGCCACTCATGGGCCACCAACGCTTTGCACGCGGGAGCGGACATCGCCGTGGTCAGCCGCATGCTCGGACACGCGGACATCAAGACCACCGCCCAGTACTACTTGAGGCCCGACATCACGGCCCTGCGCGACGCGCAGCGGCTCTACGAGCGAGCCCTAATCGGCTGAGGGTTTCGCTAACCCAGCCGTTGCTGACCGCGAAGTTCAAGTGGCAGGATTCGGGCAGCTTCAGGCCGGACGGGTACGGCGGGGCCATGCGGATTCTCGTGGACAGGTCGAACCGTCTGCTGCATGTGGACCTGTCGGGCTTCCAGAGCACTGTCACCCTGTCCGACACCTTCCCCGTGTTCCTATACGATTCGGGCGTCCGCCCGTCGGCGGACATCCAGCTGGGCTGCCTGTGGTCGCTGCCGTCCGGCATGTGGGGCAAGCAGGCCATCTGGCAGACGGACGGGAAGATCGCCGTCATCGGCAACATGACGAACGGCGACCGGTGCATCCACACGCCGAAGACGCTGCCCATCCCCGACGGGGTGACATTCGCCTAGACCTCGGTCGCGGCGGTCGAGGTGATGGTGACGCCGGTCGGAACCGGGATGAGGTTGGGCATCGGCCGAATCAGGTCGCCGGCGTTGATCTCGGGGCCGATGCTCACGGTGCCATCGGTGTTGAGCGTGATTTCCCGGCCGATGGTACCGTTGTCCAGAATCGCCTGTCCCAGCCCCAGATTACTGGACGGCCAGATCTTTCCGTTATTCGGCAGATAGCATTGATATCGGCCTACCTTCACCGTCGCCTTGAACGGAGTCAAGTCCACCCGTATCAGGCGTTGGACGGGATTGTAGAGCAACCGGTTCGCGCCGCCATACTGGAAGGACGTAAAGGAAACCTCGGACTGCATCCTGAAACCGAACTCGAGCCAGCGTGACGTCTGGGTTAGCGAATCCCACACGTCGCTGATGGGCAGGAGGACGCTGACGAGGGTGTCGATGCCGGTGATGGTGATGCCGTCGAGGTTGACGCGGCAGAGGGGCAGGTCGGCGACGATGGCTCCGTCCGCGATGATGCCGGTCTCGTATGTGGGGTCCGCGGGCGTGCCGGTGCTGACGGGCGTGCCTTTCAGCGCCGTGAGGGTGACGGTCTCCACGCCGGTGGTCTTGTCCATCGAATAGCGGGCCACGATCAGGTCGCGGCGCTGCTGGCCTTGGGAGCCGGATTGGATGTTCACGTCGGTGGGCGCGTCGATGAAGATGTGCCGTCCCTGCAGGAGCAGATCCCATTCGGGGATGGTGATGTTGTTCGCGTCCTTCGCGGTCGGCTTGTCGAGGTAGCCGCGTGTTTTGAGCAGGCAGTTGCCGGTGCCGAACGCGCCCATGTGGAGGAGCGCGTCCTGTTGGCTGGTGACGTGCGGCTGGTCGCCGCCCCACGAGCCGGTGACGAGTACGGCGCCCATGGTCACATCCCCTTCCCGTCGTTCTTGCTAGTGAGCGCGTTGAGCCATGCGTCGAAGTTCTTGTCTTGGTTCTCGGCGAATTGGAGGTATTCCTTGTAGTCGGTGCCGCAGAACAGGAGGTGTTTCTCGTTGTTGTTGCGGTCGATTCGTGTGATGTCGTGCCAGTCCGGGCTGGCGGTCTCGGACGGGTCGACGTATTCTTTGACGCCGCATCCGGGGCGGTCGCATTCGTATTGGGTGATGTTCGTGGTTTTGGCCATGGTGGGGTCCTTTCGGTTGGGTGTGGGGTCAGGCTTCTTCGTCGGGCCAGTCGTAGGAGCCGGCTTCGTAGGTGGTGTTGGTGATGCCGTTGGCGAGTTTGACGACGATGCGGACGATGGGTGAGGTGACTCCGACGCCGGTGGTCGTGTCGTATGCTTTGGCTTTGTCGTCGATGTGGAGGTCGATGTCGTCGGGGATGGTGAGGTCGATGGTGCCTTGTTTCCAGAGTTCTTTGAGTTTGTCGCGGGTTTTGTTGGAGAGGTCGGCTCCTTCGCTGGTGGTGAGTTCGTAGGTTTGTGTGATTTCGCGGTCGCCGGTGAGGGATTGGGTCTGGCTGATGGTGCCGTTGGCGGACGCGTACCAGTGGGTGACGGCGCGGGCTTTGAGTTCGCCTTTGCCGAGGCCGATGAGGTGGTTGATTTGCGTGTATGCGCGTTCGGCGGTGAAGTCGATGCGTTGGTCGCTGTCCGTGCCTTCGTAGGTGGTGGCGTTCACCGCTTCGAGGCGGCATGTGTCGCCGGTGTAGGTGAGTGCGAGGCGTGCGCCGGCGCCGGTGAGCATCATGCGCAGTCCGTCCCATGCGGTGCAGTACCGGTGGAACGTGTAGGAGCCTATGGTGATGCCGCTTGGCGTGGCGGGCACGGTGAACGTGGAGGCGAGGCCGACGCGGTTGACGATGGTCTTGATGATGGCGTTGGCGTCGCCGTTCATGGTGAGCCGGTCCTGGCCGTTGTCGGGTTGGATGATCTTGCCGGCGAGGATGCCGTGCCAGGTGCGGCCGGTGTACGTGTAGTCGGCGTGGCCGTCCTGCATGTCGACTTTGACGCCGTCGATGCGGCCGCCGTGTTCGGTGCCTTCGATGCCGATGTAGCAGCCGTCGGTGAGGATGAGGCCGGGGGTGGCGTGGGTGAGTTCGAAGTCGTTGCCTTGGTCGCCGTATTGGAGGTCGAGTGTGGGGGCGACGAGTTCGCCTTGCGGCACGTGCTGCGTGTCGGTCCAGGTCACGTCCATGGCAGTCCCGTCCTTTCGAGCCAGTATTCGATGTCGAAGCCGAAGCTTTCGTCCCAGCTGACGGTGTTGCGTCCGGGTGGGATGGTCGCGAACGCGTATTCTCCGGCCGCCTGGTTTCGGTGGAGTGTGGCGAACACGTTGGTCTTGTCGCCGTTGGCGGCGACGAGGGTCGCGGTGCGGGGCGTGCCGGTCCCGTCGATGACGAGGTAGCCGCCGGACGGTATGGTCACGTCGGCGATGATCCTGTTCGCGCCGATGATGATGGTGGGGGTGGCCGCGGGCCCGTAGATGGTGATCTTCGCCCGGGACGGCAGGGCGCTGTCGTTGTCGATGACGCCGACCTGCCGTGACGGCATGTAGTCGTACCGGTAGTCGTGCGGGTAGTCCTTGCCGGACGTGTACCGGGCGGTGCTCCGGTCGAACGACTGGGTGACGGGCTTGTGCCAGACGCCGTCGAGGAGGGCGATGGTGAGTTCCACGCGGGTCAGTTGGGGGCTGACGTAGTCGGGTTCGCATCCGGTGACGAGCGCGTTCTGCCGCCACCCGTCCACGTCGAGCAGGCCGGGCGTGGCCTGCTCTTCCGTGTAGGCGCGCATGTCCGCGTCGAAGCGGGCTTCGGCCGTGTCGAGTCTGGTCTTGTCTCGGCACAGGGCGGTGACTTTGACGGTGCGGGCGGGTCTGGTGGCGGTCAGGCTCCGGTAGCCGAGGCTGGTGTTCCAGCTGCGGGTGCGTGGCTCCATGATCTGGCCGACCATGAGACCGTCCGGATCGTTCAGACTGACCGCGGTCCCGTCTGCGCGGTCGCGTGCGGCGGCGGGGATGTAGACGAGGGTTTTCACCGCAGGGCCTCCTTGGTGAGTCGTTGGAAGTCGCGTTTGCCGATGGTGGGCGCGTACGCGGCGATGGTGGGCCCGATCTCCTCGCGGAAGGCTCGCAGCTCGGCGACGACGGCCTGGTTGGATTCGATGAGGGTCGTGTTGGGCTGCTGGTAGAACACGGGGGCGGCGGCGATCTTCTCGCCTGGCGTGTAGCGCATCGCGTTCACGGAGTCCATGAAGCCGACGCCGTAGTGGTCGACGGCGCGCGCCTTCATCATGTATTCGCCGCGTGACGCCCAGATGAGGTTCGAGTCGGACACCTTCGAGCCGATGCCGCCCAGCAGGCCGGACGGGTAGCCGCCTCCCGCGTACTTGGGGATGCCTTTCCCGCCGATCTGTCCGCCGGTCGCGTAGCCGATGATGCCGCCGTGCGCCTTGGATTCCTTGGCGGCCACGTTCACGCTGAACACCTTGCCGAGGATGCTGTTGACAGACCCCCAGAAACTGGACGTGTCCGCTCCCACGGAGATCGTCTTGTCCTTGATCTTCGTGTTCTCCACGGCCTTCGCGGCCGCCTTGAACGGCCCGTTGTCGCCGCTGATGCGCCCGGTCTTCTGGTCGATCTTCCAGCCGTTGGCCTCGGCGACCTTGGCGAGCAGGTCGCTGCCGTCGCCGACCAGATAGCCGGTCTTGGGGTCAATGGTCGCGCCGTTCGCGATGGCGAGCGCGATGTCGTACTGGCTGGAGTCGAGGGTGACGGTGCCGGTCTTGGAGTCGACGGGGAGTCCGTTGACGGCGGCGATGGCCGCGATGGCGTCCTTGTTGTCGCCTCCGATCTTGACGGTGCCGTCCGGCAGTGTCTCCACGGTCACGCCGAGTTGTTGGAGTTGGCCTTCGGCTTCGCCGGTGTCGGCGTTCACGTTGACGATCTTGCTGTCGGGCACCATGCCGATGCTTTTCGCCAGGCGTTCGAACTCGTCGGAGCTCAATCCGGCGGCCGTGGCGGCGGCTTCGGCGGCTTCCGGGGTCATGCCCATGGCCTGCGCGGCCTCGATGTACTTCTCCTTGGCGGTGTTCAATGTGTCGTTGATCTCGTCCATCGAACTGCCGTTGCGGGCCTGTGCTTCGGCGGCCTTCATCGCGCTGTCGGCGATGTCGTTCAACGCCGACTGGTTGTTGCGGCCGGCCTCGGTGTTGAGGTCGAGTGTCTGTCCGTTCTCCTGCGCGGCCTTGGTGGCCTTGTCGAATGAGTCGTGCATGGAGATCAGCGCGTCGGACGCGCTCGTGGAGAACCCGTAGTAGGTGGACAGGGCGCTGGTGACCTCGCCCAA